AGAAAGAAAAGGAAATGATAGACGAAACATATAATGAACTAAAAAAAGAAACAGAATTTACATTTAAACTATTGAGCGTAATTAAAAAATGTAGAGAAAAAGGTAAGCATAATTTATGTGCTAAGTTAATTAAAAAGTATAATATTGATAAAGAAAAATTAGAGGAGGCTTATTATGATTAGAAAAGCAAGCATAAGTTATATTGCAGGTTTATTTGATGGAGAAGGCTGTATCACTACAGCTATAACCCCAAAATGGAATCCTACAATGGAGAAATACTACGACTGTTATACTATTCGAATGGAGTTATGTAATACTGATTTTCGTTTAGTTAGGTTATGTAAAGATTATTTTAATGAAGGACATATCATAAATATTAAACCAAGAAAAAAAGGATATAAGCCTCAATTAAGATGGCAGTTAACACATCGTCAAGCACATAGAGTTTTAAAAAAACTTTTACCTTATTTATTTAACAAGGATAAAATTAAAAAAGGAAAAGAAGTTTTAAACTATTATAGAAAAAAAGACTCATGAACTGTTGGCATTGTAATACAGAATTAATATGGGGTGGCGACCATGATACAGAAGACAATGAGGATTATGATATAGTTAGTAATCTATCTTGCCCTAAATGTCATACCCATGTAGATGTATGGCACCCGTCAGAGAGATTAATTAAGGAATATGAAGACTATGATAAAAAATCTAAAAGAAAGAAAAAGAAATGATTAAGAAGTTAGATAAATACTCCTATGGTAAATACGAGCAGATCAATGGCCATGGACCACGAACCTATGATGTTGATGGCAATAAACTTCCATCAGTGACCACGGTCCTCGGAGCAACTAAAGACAAATCATTCTTATACAAATGGCAAGCAAGGGTTGGTAAAGAAGAAGCAGAACGTATTAAGACAACATCAGCTTCACGTGGGACCAGCATGCACAAGTATTTAGAGAACTATGTATTAGACAAAGGATACGAGGATATGACAGAGATGGGACAGTTGGCTAAAAGTATGGCTCAGAAGGTCATAGACATAGGCCTAGCGCCGGTTGATGGTTATTTTGGATCAGAGGTTACGTTGTATTATCCAGGCCTCTATGCGGGCTCTACTGATTTAGTTGGCCTACATAACGGTCAAGAATCTATAATTGATTTTAAACAGTCAAATAGGCCAAAACGTGTCGATTGGATAGAAGACTATTTTATGCAAATAGCCGCTTACGCTATGGCGCATGATTATGTACATGGCAGTAACATACAACAAGGTGTGATTATGATATGTACACCAGATTTATATTATCAAGAGTTTAAAGTAGAAGGATTGCAGTTAAGATCTTGGAAGCATAAGTTTTTAAAAAAATTAGATCAATACTTTGAACTTAAGAATAATTCTAAAGAAAAAGCTAATGTAGACACTATAGATCTGCTAAAAGAGTTTGAAGAAGGCAAAATTAAGACTTAATTGTGGCATAAATGTGATACCTGGTTAACATATAGGGATTACACAGACAATTATGATTAAGAAAAAAAAATTTATTTAAAAATATAGTGTCATAATGGCAGAAAGGAAAATAAGTGAGTAATAACAACAGTTTTAAAGCAAATATAGTGACATTATATGAAAACATAAAATGGCAAAAGTGTCTTAAGCAAGTAATACCAACACTTTTAGAGCATATACAGAAAGGCCTATCAAGAGCAATTTTCGTGTTTAAGAAAACCATATTTGTCTGTATAATCCCTATATAGATATGATAAATAGAAAAAAATCAAAGTATAGACACGCAATCATAAACAAGAAGAAGTATTACTTCTACAAAATAGTTTGGGTTGATATCACGGGTGACTCAGCTCATGCTACAGCAGAAGAGTTTAACAAGTTTGATGCAAGTATTATGGTTACTCAAGCTTATTTGTTTTCTAAAGATAAAAAGACCATTAGAACCTTTGCTTCCTATGAACTAGGTGATGAATTATTCAGTGATAGAAATGTATTTCCTAAAGGATGTATAATGAAGATGGAGAAAATTTTATTATGATTTGTCTTCTATTTCTTTTGCATCAGGGGTTACGTCAATAATCTGTGAGTAATCGTCTAATATTTTTTTCATTTTTGATTCTAATTGTTCCAATGACATCTCTTCTAATTTCCCTGTTTTTATTATTTTTCTCTCTATGTATAATCCTGCTGCCTTTCCTCTGTTTGTTTCAGCGTTTACAGCAGCTGAGAAAGACTTCTTCTTCAAAGCAGCTTCTTTAATTCTTGCTAACTCTGTAATGTGGTTTTCATAATTAACTTCGTATTTTTTCATACGTTCTTCTTTTAATTTAGATACGTACTGTACAACTAGTGGACTTAGTTTAGGGTTAAGTAATTCAGATCCTTCTTGCCTACATCTTTTTTCACTATAGCCGGCTATCTTTGCTGCTTCTGTTTGTGTTAGTGGCCCGTCTGGTCCACCAAATACTACAAGCTCTGCAAACCTTTGTTGCATCTCTGTTAATCTTTTAGGTACTCCCATTATTCGTCCGTAGTTTGGAATGATTCTAAAGCATCTAATTTATCTTCTGCTTCAGCTATAATAGCTAATTGCTTATCTATCTCTTCCAGGTGTTGTGGGTGTTCTCCAATAGCAACAGGGCTTTCCAGGTATATATTAATTGTTGCATGGGCTGCTGAAACCTGTGCCTCATATTTGTCTACTAGAGCGTTTAATAATCCTTGTTTATGCATACTTGACATTTTAGGGTAACAATCATATATTGTCAAGTATGATGAGTACGAAAGATTTAAAAGAATTTGCTATTAATACAGGTCAAAGACCCAGTCCATCTAATCCTAACCCAAAAGAGGATAGAGGACCGCTAGACTTAACTTTATTAATAGAACAAGCTAATAAAAAAATTAAAGAAATGGAAGATGTTATTGATGGCCATAGGTCTTGGCACGCTAGCGATAAACAACAGATATGGGATTTAAAAAAGATATTAGGTGAGAAAAGATCTGTAGAACAGACTAACGAAGATCTTAAAGCTAGACTTACAGAGGTAATGACAGACAATATTAGATTAGCAAAACAAACAGATGAGTACGTTGATAGATTAAGAAAGAAAGGTGTTTTGTAATGTACGTTAAAAATCTACAAGAGTTTTTAGAAAGTTTTACAAGTAAAAAAGGAAATGCCATTAGTAATGCAAAAATTTATGTTGAGAAAAATGGATACTTAGAAGAGATTAAAAGAATGGAAGTACATGAAAGTCAAATTATAGGCAGTCCTAGTATTAAACTTGTAGTTAAGACACAAGATGAAAAACATCTAACAATAGATGACGGATTAAAAGGAAATTATTAACAAACAAAGGAGAGAAATGAAACAAATAACACTACAGCAGTTGCAATCTTTGATCGCATATTTAAAAGGAAGACCTTGGGAAGAGGCCCATCCTATTATAACTATGCTTACATCTTTGCCTACAATTGAGTCTAAAAAGGATACACCTGTTACTCCTAAAAAATAATGGGTCCAGAAGCTAAATTATACCAAACAATACGTAAGGCTACACCTAATATTATCTACAATAGGATTGAAAATTTAAGTGTACAAGGTATGCCGGATGCACTCTGTTACAACAAAAGAAAGCAGTTCTTTACAGTAGAATTTAAGATAGCAAAAGGTGACCGCGTGAGGTTGAGTCCGCACCAAATAGCGTGGCATTACAACCATCCTGAGAATACTTTTATCTGCATCCAGACCCTTGGTCCGAGGTCAAAGAAACTTTTTCACTTGGTCCCTGGTTCATTGATCGAGGAGCTTGGAGCTTCGAGCTTGAAGCTTGAGGATTACCGCTTGGAGCTTGAAACTATTGCTGAGAAATTTGACCATGTAGGCTTGACGCTTGAGAATTTATAAGCTTGGAGCTTGAAGCTTGGAGCTTGGGCCGGCCCGCTTGAGGCTTGTAGTCCCTGACCGGATAACCGTTCGCACGGCACCAGTCGTTGTGAACCATCTGGATGGTCTCTGTATATTTTGATTTACAATTTCTAGTGTTGGCCATTCTATTTTGTCCTATTGTATCCTACGGCTTGAGGCTTGTCAAGCTTGCGGCTTGCAGCTTGGAGCTTATTAAAAAATTTCTGCGTGCTCTTCAGGTAGGACGCCGGCAGCTGGCCATGGTCCATCGTGAACCATGGCAGCAGGTCGTTGTGTTTAATTCTTTTCATCTTCTAAATATTTTTTAGTTTTCTCCTGGTCTTCCTTCACTAGTCGCAGGATCTCTTCCATCGCATCCGCGATTCTTTTTAATTGTGTTGTGTCCATATTATACCTTTCTGTTTATATCCTATGATATCCTATTACTAGGATGGTGTCAAGCTTGAAGCTTAAAGCTTGGGGCCTGAAGCTTGTACCTTAGAATCATTCTAAAGTGGTCAAGCTAGATAGCCCACGCTTTTCAGCTAGCTACGCGACTATACACTTAGCTTGACCCCAGATCCATTGCGCTGATCAACGATTTTTATAGTCAATGGATCAGGGCTCAAGTTTGATCAAGGTAGCGTCCAGATCCATATCTATCGCTACGTTTTTCCTGAACAGTATCCCATTCAAGTCTTGGACAACTTGACCCCAGAATACAGAGTGCTACGTAGGTGAGGATCTTCCTTGTAAACCAGTGCACCAACTTACAATCCCAGACGCAATGTCTCGCGACCTATGTTATAGGGTTTATATCCCCAGCATTTCTGTACTCTGGGCTCAAGCTGGTGCTATTAACACCAGATTAAACCCGAAAGGACTACAAGACCCCCGCGCGTTGTAAAGCCGAAGCCGAACTTGTGTAGGTCTTGTAATACTTAATTCAATATAGGTGTTGACAATCTATTTGTCAAGGGATAAAATAGGATAATTATAAACAAATAAAGAAAGGTTATATGTCAGCAAAAATACGTATGAACACCGAGTTTAGAAACAAGCTGTTCAATAAAATAAAAGATGTG